TCTATTTGTATTATCATCTTTAGCTATTATAAATTGTGTTCCAGAACCATTAAATTTAACCCAAGCAGATAATGTTATGCTTCCTGTAATTTGTAAAGAAGTGGGATTTCCACAATCTAATTTACTCGTGCCCCCATCGAAACTCATAACTTTTTGTGCGTCTTGAACAACAGTAACTCCAGTATTTACAATTGCGTTTCCTTGTTCATCAACGATAACTCCTCGGTTAGCATTAACATTAAGGACTTCACCAGTAATTTCTTCGAGAACAACATTGTCTAAATCGAAATCACTATAACTTCCGTTTCCGAAAAAATATAAACCCGTAGTAGCAAGACCAGTATATTCTACTACATGAGTTCCGTTAGCATACTCAACATAACCAATTATTGGTGCAGATGCACTACTATAAATACCCATTCTTCCATTTGTGTTATTAGAGATTGTAAAGGTTAAACGATATTTATTACCTTCAGTAGTTCCTACTCCTGGTTGAGCTATATACCTACTTGTTCCATTAGTATAACGTGCTTTACCACCTCTGATAGACCAGTTGTTTGTTTGTTTATTCCAATCAGTATCTGTATCGAAACCACCATTAGTTACTTGGTCTGCTCCGACAACTTCTCTGGCTGGTTCAGTATATAAAATGTTTTCGTGCATTACTTTAACTTCTGCTGCAGATAAAGTTCCTTCATAAATCTCTAATAACTCAAAAGAACCAGTAGTACTATTAGAACCAGTATTCTTCTCAAACACGTGCATTTGACCTAAAGAAGTAGTCACTCCAGAAATAATAATTTCAACCCATTGGTCATAAGCAGGTAACTTAGTAGCTACCTGACCATCAATATAAATAGTTCCAGTGGATACATTTATTGCTGTAGTATTTATTATGCAATAAGCTCCATCTGTTAATGGTCTGAAATCATAAAAATATGTACCTGCATCACATTTGATTCTTGCTCTGAAACTATAAGTGCTTGTAGGAGTGTTTTCTAGCTCGAAACTTCCACCACCAACACCAGTAAAAATGCCATCAGCTACTGTATAAGATGTAAATCCTGCTGGTAGTAATTTATTAACATCAGCGTAGCTATTGAATGTTTCTCTGAAATATGCGTTTGGATTGTTAGTGCTTTCCTTAGTCATCTTTATTCTTCTTTAAAACAATCTTTGAATGCAGTCCATGTTAATTTACTATCTTCGGTGTGCCATGCTCTCACATCACTTACTAAGGTTTCCACTTTCAATAAATCGCTTTTCAGACTTTCCTTCAAAGCAACTTCTGTAGATAATTTATAATAAGTAGGAGATACATAAGGTTTAGTTTCAACTTGATTTCCTTCTTCGTCAACTTCGTACTCTGCTAGAACTCTAGGAGTAATAACGAATGTTCCATTCATCTTACTAAGGATTTCAGATTCTAATCTTTTTATCTCACTAGTAACAGTTCCACTATCTTCGAAACTAATCCCTTCTTTGAATAATTGATTTTCATTCTTACCAGCTTTCAAAGCTTCGTAAATCTTTTGAGCCTGTTCAGCAGATAATTCGCTAACTTCAACTTCTTCTTTTTTATTAATAAATAATGTCATTTTTTATACCTCTAAATTTCTGGATAGTTATGATAATAAACTTTAATATCAGCACTTGGCACTGAAGGATATTGTTTTATTAGCTGTCCCATTTTATTTATCTTGGCACCTTAGTTATGAACGGAGTCCATACACTGTCTGTACCTGTATCTGCAACTTTTGCTAGGTCAAATCTCATAAAGTTAGCTCCATTAGTTGGAATCACTATGCATTCTACTAATGCTGCTTTATCTCTTTCATAAACATGTGGACTAATAACAGATACACCAGTTGTTGTGTCTGTAGTTGTAGTTTGATAATCAACAGCTCCTGCTGCACTTGTTAAAGTAACAACTTTCAAATAAGAATTATCTGCATCACTTGCTGTTTTAGAATAATGAAATAAGATATCACTATAAGCTCTTGTATCAATTACTGCTCCTTCAACATAAGCAACAGTTGTTGCTGTTAATACTGTATAAGCTTGTGGGCTTGTTGCTAATTTCGGTGCGTTAGCTTGAGGGAAGTTTTTGTCTCCGCCTAAAGTATCATCGTAAGCAGCTCCTTTAAGATTACCTTTAATGTTACTTTGTAAATTAGTAGAATTACCGTCACCGACTTCTACTTGATTTTGATTGTACACAGCTCCTGCTAAAATATTATTGCTAGGTGCAGCGCTACCGTGAGTACCAACAGTATCAGCTAAAGATTCTACTGCAGTTTCTGATTCTGCTCTAGGAACATTAGTATAAATTACGAAACTATCGGAAGCTACGAATGCAGCGCCGACAACAGTAAGAACATTAGCTGCTAAAGTAAATGCTGCGTCGTTTCTAGTATAAGTTTTAGTTACTGATCCGTCAGTCGCTATTTGAACAACGCTCACTATATCGTCTGCTGTGAATGCAGCAACGCTCGTAGGGAAACCACTAAGAGTGATTGTTATTGCCGAAGCATAAGCTGTTGTGAAGTCAGCGTTTGTTCCACTGTCTTTACCTAAATAACCGCTTGTATCGACATTGTTATTGGTAACGTCTAAGTTATCGAAAGAAGCACCTACTAATTTGGTACGAACAACTGGACGTCCATCAGAAGCCACATCGAATTTATCATATTCTTTTCTACTGTAATCATCGTTTAATCCCATTATTCATCACCTTTAGGTTTTTTCTTAAAAAAAGATCTTCTCTTAGTTTGTTTCTTAGCGCCTTTCTTAGTTGCTTTTTTCTTTGTTTGTGTTTCAACAACGGTTTCTTTTTTAACAGGCATAATTATTTCTTCAACATATTTGTTATCAAATAATTGTTTCTCAACACCTTTGATTTGTTCTTCTGTTAATATCTCGTCGTAAGTATGAATGTGACCGTTAATAGCTAATCTCTCTATAAGTACTTTGTATTTTTTCAAATTGCATCACCTGAAATATATTTAATCTAGCGGTCTTGATCCTTTTTCAGGAGATCACTAGGGATTATTTTTAGCCTTACGTTACAAATTATTCATAATGCAAGGGAGTTAATTAAATAAAAAAAATAAAAAAAAAGTTAAAGATTCAATCTTAGCTATCAAGACCAGTTATCTTTCCAATACTTGTAGGGAAAATAACTTCTACAGGACCACCACGAGCATTAGCGACACCTTTGATGGTTTCGTAAGCTGTATTAGTCTGCATGGTCGTATTAGGAGATTTCGCAATTGGAACTCTCACTAAGCCTTTATCTTTAGGAATAAACATAGCCACACCGTTAGCAACTGTACCACCTGCACTTAAAACTGTACCTGCGGTAAATGTAGTTTCTGGAACGATTTCTATAAGATTAGGTATTGCATCCAAGATTTGGTTGATAATACTCTTATCATTATAGGTGTTTCCGAACTTAGTTAACTTAACATATTCCTTATCAGCCATAACTAAACTGTATGGTTTCTTTCGGAAAACAGCAGGTAAACTATTGAAGTAAGCAACAAAGTTACTCGCAACTGTAGTCATACCGTCAATGTCAGTTCCAGTAATTGCTGTTACACCTGTAGCTTCTAAGATTCCTGTAACTCCAAACTCTGCGTCACCTTTATATGCAACGTCGTTAAGTTTTTGATTAACAGCTTGTGTAGCTCGTTCAATAACTTCAGTATCTAAAGGCTTTCCCCAAGTTCTGGAATTAGCGATGTCACTAAATTTAAGTTCCCAACTAACTCCTTCTAGGAAGAGGTTGTAAGCAACTCTTTGTTTAGTAACCATTAGACCAGGTGCTTCACTTAAATTACGTAGTAATTTAGCTGATCCTTCGTCTGTGTCCGCAACGTCATAACTATCTGTTTCAGCGTTAGGATTTGCTATTGTTCTAAATTCAAATACACGGAAAGCTGTTAAGTCTGAATCTGGGATTCGGTAAGTAACTTCTTCGATGTTTTTTACTTCTTCTTCTGAAAGAAACGTCTGTACTGTATCATTGTTCATCATTTTTGCATACCTCTATAGTGGAAGAATTGTAATCTCCGCATCTGTACCTGCAGCAGTCAATGCAATACCAATGGTATTCAGTGTTTTTGTTCCTGCAGTTGATTCTACTGCGATTTGTCCGCTAGTAGCCATGATTACAAAATTACCGATTGCGATTACGCTTGAAGCGACACCACGGATTGGTTGAGATCGTAATTTAACTGGTACGTTTGCAGCAGCAATGTAATTGTCTGTTCCGTTTGCAGCGAAATACTGTTCTTCTCGAAGAACGATTCCGATGTATTCGTCGTCAACAGCTCCACCTGCAGCAATACCGCTAGATGAAACAGTTACTAGATCTCCTGGAGTAACTGCACTTGCAGCTTTGAAATTCATTCGATCTGTTGGTTGTGGTAAGGGTCTTTTAACTGCCATTATTTTTCAGCCTCTTCTGTTTTTTTTAATTTATTAACCCAGTTTGTAGTAGGGTCTTTAGTTACAGCATCATTTTTCTTAGCAGCAGGAGTTCCTGCCATGTCTGCTGAGATATGCTTTGCATCTTTCTTGCCGTTCTTTTCAATAAGTTTAGCATGGTAACTCTTGATTAGATCGTCTGAAGCTTCATTTAGTAAATCTTTGAAATCAGGATTTGCTTTCACAAGTTCATCTTTCATAGTATCTAAAGCTACTTTTTCTGCATCTTTGAATTGTTTTAACTCATCTTCAGAAACTTTGAATTTCGCATCTAATTCAGCTTTCGCTGTGGTTAGACTTGCATTTTCAGCTTTTAAAGAATCCATTTGTTCAACAACGTCGTCAGATTTAGCTTTTACTAATTCAGATTTTAAACTATCTCTTTCCGAGGTTAAACTTTTTACTTGCTCGATAAGAGCATCATTTGTTTTTTCTACCATAGATTGTTCACCTATTTTTTTGTTAATAGAGTCTGCGCCTATTCCTCCCACTGGGGCAGGCATTCGGCCAGTTCCAATATTACCGTGAGCATCCATTAATATACTGTTGTGATCCAGTACAATGTTTGTTTGGACGTAATCGTATTTTACACCATCGTGCATTCCTTCTGCTTTTACTTGATCGTAATTGAAACCAATACTTGTATCGATTATGATTCCGTCTTTGTAATCATCAATTACTTTTTGAGTTAGATCTGTTTTGTAAAGAATGTAATCAGCATAACGTTTTCTACCATCTAATGTTTTCTTTCTAGATGGTTCGCTCAAGAAACCAACTGTATTAAGAGCTTTGAAATCAGAACTTTGTCCAGCCAGATGAGTATCTGGATGTCCAGGGAAATCACTACGCATAGTGATAGGAACATTATCGACTCGTACTTTCTGGATTTCTTCTTGAGGTTTGAAAGCAAAACCGTCGCTGTATGGCTGGACTAGCTCCGCCATTATAGGGACATCGTATATAACAATTTTATCCTCTGTTTCCTTAAAATGGAGACCTTCTATTTTTACATTATCGTTAGCTTGATTTACCATAGTAATAATTCTATAGGTAAACTTCTTTATATAGTATTGACTCAATATTAAGAAATAGATATGTAATAAGATATAATTATGTCTTAAGATATAACTATATCTAAGTCGCCATCTAAGAAATATTTAGACTCTCCTTTAGAAAGACTATCTATTTGAGAAACAGTCAAGCCAACGATCCGGCTTCTGCAATTAATGTGAAATGGTGCTTGGTAATCTCCTGTACTAAACGGTTCTCCGATCTCTCTGATTTCTCCGTTACCTTGCAAACAAATGTTGGTTGTTTTTCCGTCTATGACTGCGACCCATTGTTTGTGAGTAATTACTCCGCTTTCTTTATATCCGAAACTGAAACTTTGGTTTGCTGTACGGTCCGTCTCGGTGATCACTTGGCTTACTAGACGGCTTTGTTTACTTTCGAAAATACTCTTAACTTCTTTTTTTAATTCTGCATTAGTAAAACTCACACCGTTAAGATCAGCATTTGTAAGAAATAAACTTATCTCTTTTCCAATAGTATCCATGAGATCGAAAGTAATTATTCTAGCGTTATTTTTCAGAACTAATTTAACGCCATTAGCTTTGTTCAAATCAGTAAGGCTGTTTGCTTGAAGGCTTAATTCTTTTTCTACACTTCTGAGTCCTTGGTCGAATACTTCATCTAAGTATTTATCAATGACTAGGCCGAAGTTTTCTTTTTGAGAAGTAAGTACTTGGTCTACTTGGCGAATAATTTGGTTGTAATTGCCTTCGACAGCGTCTTTAGACATTTAATCATCCTCAGAATCTGTATTGAATGCCTCGAAAACATTAGCAATTAATTTACCAGTGTTAGCGTATTGTTTCGCCATGTCTCGTAAATATTTCTTCTCAGTTACTTGTATAGGTTTAGGAAGAGTGCTTCCTTCTTTGATCGCAACATCTAAAGATTTCTTTACATCTTCATCGCTTACGTTATGTTGAGAACAAACGTGTTTAGAATCTAAGTTTTTATCAGGATTAATTTCTACAGGTTCATCTTCTAGTTTGAGCCAGGGGTGTCTGTTAGATAAATTATTACTTGCGTCTGATTGGCTAATCAAACCGCTTCTTGTAGCTATATCGAATGCTTCAACGTCTAGTTTGAAAGTCTCTGATTGTTCCTTACGGTTCTCTTCGAATGTAGGCAGCCAATCGAAATCTTCATCAGTTAGATCTAATCCGAATCGAGCAGCTAAAGCCTCATAAATAGGTTGTACTTCTTCGACTTGTTTGGATCGAACGCTAGCGGATAAATCTCTCTCGTTAACTTCACTTCCAGTAACTGCGCCTGCACTCACTCCTCGTAATATATCTTTAGGGATACCTGAACCTGCACTTATATTATCTAAACATAACTCCCAGTATTCAGTTGGTTTTAGGGCCTTTCCTTCAGCTCCTTTGAAATCGAAAGTGTAACGATCATCGCTTATGAATCCTGTCTGACTGTTGATGTCTCTAAGAATACCATTGTCTATTAATTCAGATATCTCACTTATAGGATTACCAGCCCCATCTATAGTGTCTTGAGGATTGTTTACTGTAATTACAGGGAAACCTTGTCCTGCACGGAACATAGCTTGACCGCTACTCCATAACATATTATCAGCAACTTGTAATGAGTTGTATATTGGTTCGTAGAAACTAGATTCTTCGTCGTTGATTCTTACTCTGATAATTCTTGATTCGTGAACAGGAAATTTAGATCCAGAAGCAGTATAAATTTTGTAAAGTTCTTTATCTTCGTCTTCGTAATTTTGTTTAATATCAGTCTCTACCCAAGATTCAGGAATGACATAAAAGTAATCAACCACGCCGTTAGTAGGTGCAGGTGTTGCCCTATCAGCAACTGTATTAACGTCAGAATAACCAACATATACTAGTGCATAACCGCTTATGCTCGAACACTTCCAAGAAGTGCTAGTAATAGCATCCATGTTGAACTCTTCTCGTAATCGAGTGAACTCATCGTTGTTAGATACGAATCCTTTTTTGAAAATCTCTCCTTGATATTTATTGAGTATTTTTCTGCCCATTCCTTGTCTGGAATAGATCTCTAAGAAATCAGTATTAGAAAGAACTTTCTTCCAATAATTAGCATTAACAACTGTCAAGGATTTTGCGCCAGGACTTTTTTTAGCCTTATCAACAGGTAGAGTATCATTAGTCATTTTAGTATCCAATTAATTTTAGCCTTTACTTCTTTATATAGTATTGACTCAAAAGATTATTCTTTCTTAAATTCGTAATAGCAAACTAAGAAAGGTCTGTTGCCTCTCATTTCAGGCTCGTAAGATTTGTCTAAACAGTTGAATTTGTATAATGCTTTTAGATTGTTCCATGCAGTAGGATATTTTAATCCGAACTCTTCCATAACATCGAAAGTATTCACTCTCCCTTTTTTTCTTATGAACTTTTCTAATTCTTTGAAATAAACCACTTATAGTTCCTCACCGTTTCCTCGATCTACATCTGGGAAGTATCCGAATGCGAAGTTGTAGCTCCATCCTTCTACGAATCTTTCAATTTTCTTATCACTATGAGGAATAGGTTTTAGATTAATTATAGCTGTTATTCCTAGTTTGTTAGCCCATTTGAAAAGGAGACGTATGATCAATAATCCTCTTCCTAATGTAGCGTCTACGTTGAAGCCTTGCATTCTGCTTTTCTTTTTCTTATTGTAATATTTGTAGAAGATGATTTTCCAAAGAGTAACATCGTTTTTCTCAGGGTTAAGAACAACACATCCCATGTCTTTTACGAAGTCTCCTATGATTTCTTTCTTGACTCTGTATTCCATAATGTTCCATTGGCTTGCGTGAGGAATGTTATATCCTTCTCTTGATAATTTTAAAGGGTATTTTCTTTTGTTGATGGCTTCTTCCATTCTTTCGTGCTGACCGTAAAAAGCTGCATCTGCATCTTTTAGTTGTACGAAGCTAGGACTGCTTCTTTTGATTAGCACGTGAGCCATTAACTTTTCCTCGTAAAGGATCTTCCAGGGCATGATGGTTTTTTAGTTGATGATTTTGGTTTCTCTTCAGCTCCTAAAAGGATTTTATCAACTGCTTTTTTTCTTAGATTAAGTCTAACTTCTTCAGTAGTTAGTAATTCAATAGGCTCTTCATCTTCCATTCCAGGAAGACCATCAACAGAAGTTAAACTAGGTTCATGTTCAGTTGTGGCTAATTGTTCACTCTTCTTTTTTCTCTTCGTTGTTTTTTTCGACATTTGGATACACCTCGTGGTAAAATCTATTAGCAGTTAAATTATAAAAATCATCCATCTCTTTGAAAGTAGAACAGGACTTAGTAAGAATTTTAACTGGTAAATCATAATAACTATTCATAAAAACTCTCTCTACAAGAACCAAGCCTTTACTTCTGTCTCTATCGAAAGTAGCGCAAACAATAATAGCGTACTCACTATGGTTTTTCGGAAAAACCCAAGTCTTTTTCTTAACGAAATTTAAACCTCTCAACGGTTCACTCTCCGTAACGGTCTAGTAAATTTAATGAAAACTCCTTCTTCAGGATATTCTGGTTTAAGACATTTAACTGTGAAAGGAGAAAGACTTACTATTTCTGCACACACCATTCTGAATCTAGTGCTATAATAACCTAGGCTAACTACGACGTTTGCATGCGCAGGTGTTGGATCGTTCGTGTTCATTAAATAAACTGCACCTAATTTATCGCCTACTTTTAATCCATCAGCTTCTATAGAAACATTCATTTGCCAGAAAGTAAATCCTGATCCTTCATCTTCGTTGATGTTTAATACAGGGATTGTATCTACGATTATAGTTTGAACTGAACCGTCTAAGAATTGCAATGTCAATAAGCTTGTTGTTTCTGCCTCACACATAAAATCTACACCTATAATAAAAAGCAAGAGGGAAAGGAAACTGCGATAACCTCACCCTCTCTACAACATCAACTACGAATAGTCCATCTTGCGAAGATAATTATTTCTTGAGATAGCCGATTAAAAGCAATGTAGCTCCGAGTATTGCGAAGTATTCTGTACTGCTAGAAAGAGCGTAGTCTAAAAATCCTACACTTAATGCTATCCATCCTGGTATTTTGTATCCTAAGTTTTTCATTTTGTTTTTCATATTTGTTCACCATTAGTAATTGTATATACTTAAATAATCACTTGACATATATAAATGTTCCCCTTCAACACCCCAATGGTTAAGAGGGATCATCTTTTCTCTGTTAATCTTATCATGTTTTCTAACCATTTTTACCTCTTCAAGAATCCACCTTTGACATAAGACGCAGGTGCAACCTCACTATAAATCGCATAACGCAAAGCATCCATCAAATGATCATCTTCCTTGACAGGACGCTCACCTTCTTTTCCCTTAAGCCAACGATAAGAATTAAGCTCTTTGAGAGTATGAACACAGTGATCACCAATCAATAATTGATTCTTAGTAATCAAACCACTTACAGCACTTATTCCAGGAACTACAGGATTCTTAGCCTTCAAACAAGTAAGGTATTTGGATCGACTCAACTTATCTATACTCTGAGGATCTGATGGATCGTGATAAACAATAATTCTTTTATGTATTTTTATTGACAAAGCTTCTAGCCAATCTCTAAGATCTTCAACTGATGCTGATTTTTTGTAGAACTCTGCGAACAACTCTCTATGACCATCACCGCATACTCCTAGAACCACACATGACCTAGGTAATGGAAAGTTACTGTCTGCTCCAGCAACAATGCTCCTATAAAATTTAGGATCTAAAAAAGTACTCTTAGGAACAATGTTCTTACTATCTAAGTCTTTGTAAATTACTCCTTCAGCCTGAACCCACTTACCAAGAAGAAGCCTGTCTCTGAATAAACCAGTAAGGTTTTCTTCCAAGCCCTCGATGTATCCCTTAGGTAAATTCTTTCTATTATCGTAAGGAGTTCCTAAGAAAACATCTCTTTCTTTTTTTAGAGAAGGATTTAATTCAGGATCAACAAAGAAGAATTTGTAAAGATGATGGTGCGGTCCGTCAGGGTTAGTTGCTCCGAACATCTGCCTAGGTATTAAATCGTTTTGTTCTTCTGTTAAGAAATCAATCTTCCATCTCAAACGAGTCCCAAGCATGTCGAAATCTCCCTTATCTATTTCAGTGATCTCATCTACAAATATCCAGCCGTATTCTGTACTCCCAATCTTTGTAGGGTATTCTCCGTTAGCTTTTTTATCCAAACCGCTGAATTGAATAGTGCTTGTTATTCCTGGTATTCTTGTTTTGTGAATTAGAACACCGTCTGATTTGTTGAAACTGATTATTAATTCTTCAGGTATTATTGATAGAAGAGTTTGTAGTGTACTTCCTTTGATTGTGCTTGCTTCTTTTCTGCAAATCAAACCTCTGTTGCCTGGGTACATGTATCCCATTAAGAATCCCTTCATGCAACCACAGAAACTTTTACCTGCAGCTACAGCTCCGCTGAATAAAATGAATCTCTTTGTGCTTTTTATGAAGTCGTCTTGTTGTTTGCTTGCCGGTGTGAAGTTTACGTCTTTCATATTCTTAGTTTCTTGTATCTAGAGTTGTTTTTTATTTTTGGAAATAAATGTTTAATACACGTCTTGCATATATAATCAATGTGTTTTTTGTTTATATCTATTGCGTTCTTTAATCCTGATCGGTGATAGCTGTTACATAAAGACCAAGGATGAGATACTGTTTTAGACCAGATGTGCATTACTGTTCCTGTTGGGTGTTTGCTGAATGCGAATCCAAAAGTTATTAGCTTTTCCGCACGTGCAAATCCACATAGTTAATTGAGCCATATTAATTGTTTAGTTGAGTTTCTAATTGAGCTTTCATTTTCTGAAGACCGTACCATTCTTCTTGAGTTTCCATGCTCCAATCGTGAACCATTGATTCAACAGCAGTGTTCTTTGCTTTGTAGACTCTTTCTACGTCTCGACTTATCGCCATGCTTTGGATCGTGTTTATTGCTGTTATTAGAAGTACTATGTCTTTTTTGTTTTCTATGTTTATTTTTAGTTCCATTTTATATTCCTCTTTTATTATAAAGCGAGGAGAGCAGGATTCGAACCTGCATCGTAGGAGTTGTATTTTATTGAAGGCCTTCCCTACATCATAGCCATTAAACCATCTCCTCATAAAAATAAAATGCTATCCTTTTTGGTGGTCTGAGAAGGAATTTAACCCTTAATTGCAGGCGATAGCTTTCCCTCAACTTCGTTCAGACATGATAGGTCCTTATCGGCTCTCGAGCGGACCAGACTCTCAATGAAGGAGAGAAAAACTAGACTCCTCGGCCAAGACTAAATAATTAAAGGGGTGATAATCATACCACAGGAACTGTAATCTGCTTCTTGTGTTTATTAAGCTTTGTAACAAAACCTTTATTTTCTTTTCCGCACCGGCTGCAAATCTTAGGCTTATCTTCGTGTGCCTTTGTGTGTCAGCAATGAGGGCAGTTTCTTTTTACTGTGCAACTGTGGTTTCCTGTTCTGTTGTGATCTCTAGTTCTTCTTATTGTTTTCATTTCTTTTTCCTCGTTAAGCTGCAGTTCTTAGCCTGAGCAATAACTTTTCTTTTGTAAGGATCCGTTCCATTAACAAATTCCCATTCATAAATATCTTGATCGTAATCGTAGTCCATATTTACACCTCATTATCGTAATGAACATCTAAGATATAAATTACTTTTTTGAAATCTTCTTTCAGCAAACAAGTGCTTTCAGAATTATAGCTAGGATTATTCTGCATGAAATCATTAGCTATTTTTATATATTGTATCTGCGCTTGACCAGGAGTTACTTCATGGTCTTTTACTATTTCATCTATGTTCGATTGTTCTTCTTTTCCGTATGTAAAACTCATTTTAGCTCTCCTCTTTTTCTAATTTCTTGATGATTCCTAATATAACACTACGAGCAGTCTTCAATTTATCAGCCTGATGTTTTAATTCATTTATCATGTCTTGTTTTTAGCATAAAATCCTTTTCTTTATTCATTCTTCTCCACCGAGAGCTTGTTTTATTAGTTCTGGATTCTCACTCATACTGATAGAATCATCAACCAAAGCCTCTAGATCAATAACTCCAGGGTTAACCTGATAGTTTTTCCTCATAAGGTTCTTTATGCCGGCAATCTTGAAAGCTTTATTCTCCATTTTC